AAGTCAACGATTTGAGTTCTTGTGAGTTGTAAATTATAGTTAGTATTAACGCTTGGTTTGAGTGTTCTATCATGACTATAGTTGTACGTGATATTATCTCCACCAAGACTTATGATCTTACCTAGATCACTAGACTTGAGCAATATAGAAGCACCATTACCAGTACCCTGTTTCACTGTGATGATAGGAGGATTCTGGAACTTAGTTCCTGCGTTCTCAATAACAATAGTACTTACAGTCTCATCTATAATCTCAGCACGAAGTACAGCATCTATACCTGTACCACCAGAAATTTGAACTTCAGGAGCAGATAAGAAACCTGAACCAGAGTTTTCTACAACTACTTCATCAATAGAAGCATTAATGACTGTGGAAGTAACTGCTTTACGTACAAAGTCTAATGAGTCGACTCTAAGAACAAAGTCATCAGATGAACTACCACCTGTAATATCCTCACCACGAATAGTAATAAGGTCACCTAATGAGTAGCTCGCACCACCATCTAATACAATAGGATTGGTAACGTCGTTACTAGACGCATCAATGGTAACTCGTATTGAGACCCCACTACCACCTGTAGGAGCTACAGATTCCTGTGATACTGTGTATGTACCTGGCGTGAAACTAGCACTTGTATTCTGACTTTGAATACTAAGAGTAGCTACACCACCGTAAAATGGGTCATCAATGTATATAGTTGGTGCTGTACGGTAATTACTACCTCCATCACCATTAATCGCTATATTACTGATAGTTCCTATCTCAGGACCTGAAGAAGGAACGATAGCAGCAACGTTTGCTTGCTCACCTGATACTGCTGTTACCTTTGCTTGGTTTGATCCTGCGAATATCTTATTACTATTAGCATTACCAGTAGTGAACATCAAGAAACCACGACTAGCAGCACCTACTAGGTTATTACGTAGGGGTTGTACTCTAAGTGTAGATGTATTTGGATCCCAGCTGATTACCTTACCTCTAGCAGTGTCACCATCTAGAGAAAGCTTAGAAATTATAACGTCACCTCTATTGAAATCACCAAATATCTCATCTAGTGTCAAATCTACAAAGTCAGGCATAGAACAGACAACAGCAGGAGGATTAGCACCGTTATATCCAACACCCGCATCAATAACAGCCACACTTTCCAAACTACCAGAGATAGTAGCATATGCTGTAGCACCACCACCTGATCTTTCTATACCAGTAAACTGAGGTAAAGTACTATAATTTCTTCCTGGGTCACCAATGTTGACAGAGGCGATACCACCTGAAGGGAATATAGAATCTGTACTATAAGATATCTCATTGGCTATTGTATAATTGTTCTCTGGTTCTCTCGCTAATATAAACTCAACCGTAGTGACAGTAGGGATTGCTGTTACTGTATTTGATCCTAAGAAAGGATCATTAATTACACTTAGATAGCTTCCTGCGACGGCTCCGTTGATATCAAAGTAAAATAATGTCCCAGGAACATCAACTAATGAAAGAGTAACCGATATCTGTTCACCTGTAACTATATCATTCTCAAAATCGACAATATTCTTATATGTGAATACATTAGTATTCTCCTTATCAAAGGTAAACTCTAATCTCTTACCTGAGTTAGATGAATCTGTAGTATTGAACTTGTAGAGATGACCATTGATGAGATCTAACTTAGCTTCCTTAACATACACAACAGATCCTGTAGTGATAGCAGTGGAAGTAATAATACCTACTGGTTTCTTGAACTGGAATTTTCTTCCTGTGCTTATACCTGTAACAGTATGTGTACCATCAAAGTCTGATGGGTTAGTTCCTGTAATGACAACCTCATCACCTATAGTCAACTGATGGGCAGCTGATGCTCTAGCAGTAAACTCTTGGTTTATCTTAGTAGGAGTAATGTAAAATCCACTAACACCACCAATATCACTGTTAGCAACTGGGTCTAACTGTTCATTAGCATAATATCCACTACCTTCCTTCGTTAAAACAACAGATGAAACTTCACCACTACTATTAACAGTAATAGTGAACTCAGCACCTTCACCTGATGGAGCAGATGTGTTAACTAAAGGAACTTTGGTATATACACCTTCGTTACCACCACTACCAGCCATGATATTCCATTCATCTTGTACTAATCCACCTGTCTTTTTAACTAAACCGATATCTACAGAGAAATCCTGACCTGTACCGCCAATCATTGACATATTAGCAGTCAGTACATCATTATTGGTATATTCCTTACCTTCGTTCTGTATATTGACAACTGTGACTGTATTTCCAGATACAGTAATATCAGCAGAAGCATTTTGCCCTGTACCGCCAACTAGAGGAATATTCGTATAGTTACCATTTGTAAGTCCTGTACCACCAGTTATGGTTATTTGACTTTGTTGAATCCTACCTTTTGAACTAAGGAAGAAATTAGTCAAATCAAAGTACTTAAAGTGATATTTGTCGTTTATAACCTTTACATCAATTTCACGAGTATATTCATTATTACCAATCTCAATATCTACAGTATCACCTATTTTTAGGTAATGAGTTGATCCTGTAGTAATAGTTCCTGTTATTATGTCTGTAGTCGCGTTTACACCATATGACAAGCCAGTCATGTCTGATCCAGAGATTTTAGAGACTCTAGCAGATATACCGCTTCCTCCAGTGTCTGTTTCGTTAAATATGAGTCTATCGTTAACTTTATAGTTAAAACCTGGACCTTCAATCAAATATTGGTTTAATCCGCTTGAGAAGTACCTATTTGTCGCAGCAACGAATAATGAGTCAACAGAACCACCTTTTACAGTTGGGAAGTAATCAAAGTAACTAATACCAACATCTACGAATCCAATAAAGGAATCTTCGTTCTCTAGAGTAATAGGAGTGGTTGCATCCTCCATAGCGAGTATATACTCGATTGGGTTACCTTTACTCTTTCTTCTTACTAATGCTTCGTCTGTAGCGATATATGGACGCTTGTATCGAACTGCGTCTTCCGAGAAGTTTCTTTGGAGTCCATTTCCTTTCCAGTTGACTTCATCTGCCTCAGAATAGAAACTAGGACCTACAAAGTAAGGAAACTTCGGATTTCCTGTTGTTCCGTCTAATGTACAGAAATATGCGTATATACCAGCTGGATATTCGGGAGTTACGCAGAATCGACCATTATACTGATCTAAGTCGCCTAATCCTTCAACATATTCATAATCTTCGATATATGTCCCCATCTTATCGGTTTGTGCCAAATCATTACCAATTAACGCATCTCTTTCCTGTCTGATGCGATATGAGCTAATCATTTGCTTATATTCATTATATGGGTTCTTATTCTCTTTATCTCTATATCCGTAAGGTCCGTAAATGGGATGTCCGTCAAATGACCATCCTATGATCGGAGAATGCCTTGTTGGGTTTAATTCTGCGTATGTTGTGTCACTTACGTTATCTCCAAGTAAGAAACGCATTTTCTTCGGATTATAAAGGTATCCATACTCTCCACCGTAAATTCCGAAGTTAGCACCCTTCATAGAGATACCATTGTTCAAATCTGCTTGTTTTGGTGATTCAAAGAGTGGATCTCCAATTTCATCCGAACTAGCAGCTAAGTTCTTCGTTAATACTGGTAATTCGACTTGGAATGTAGCTCCAGAGCCAGGATACACAATATCAACAGTTGTAGTTCCTGAAGTGTAACCAATACCGCCATTTGTCACGGTAATGTTTGTAACTTGCTGTGTAGATGGATTTACAGTAGCGAACGCAACCGCACCAACTCCATCACCACTAATAACAACGTCAGGAGCACCATAGTAGTTACTACCACCAAATGTCAAGATGATAGATACAATTCTGCCATTTACGATAGATGGGTAACCTACAGCACCAGATCCAGATACTAGAGTGATATTTGGTCTTACGCTATAGTTTGTGCCAGGATTTGTGATTGTTATACCTTCTTCAGTCAATCCACCACGAACAACTGCTGTAGCAGTACAACCTTGTCCTCCACCACCAGTTATTACCACTGTGGGGATAGAAGTGTATCCTGATCCAGTTGCGGACACTGATATAGCAGTTACCACCCCTGCGGTGATTGTAGCAGTAGCAGATGCTTCAACTGTAGGATCTCCACCAACAATACCAACTGTAGGAGCTTCCGTATAACCAGATCCACCATTATCTACGTTTACTTGGAATAAAGCACCAGATACGCTTACAGTAGCTTCAGCGGACAATCCTTCAAATTCCCAAAGGCATCCTGCGTCTTGTACGGGATCTGGAGTTGTATGAATTGGTTCTGATCCCAATTCTGCGGTTTTACCGCTTCCTAAGTTCTTATATCTGTATCCTAGACTATTTCTAATTCTTTGACCACTGAAGAACGCTGTATCTCTTCTCCAGATAGGTTCAAACTCCACAATCGGTGGATTTGTAATATCATAACCAGATCCCGCATTTAGAACGGTAATTGACTTCACACCACCAAATAACTTCGTATCGTTTGACTTATAAGAGAAAAACGGTACACCATTCACACCAATAGCAACTTGACCCACAGGAGTGGCAGTTTTGTTGGATTTGGTAATTGTAGTGAGTGGAATGCGTTTTAGATATCTCTGGTTGCCAGGATCTAGGTCATCAGCGTGGAAAGGTCCTATTTCATGACCAGGCACACCTGGTGACGCTACAATGGCGTGTTCAGCAGATCTGTAGACATTCTGTACGTCAGATGGCGTATTTTCTAATGCTAGACGTATAGATGTGTCAGATGACGTACATTTCGCAAATTCACGCGTAATTAAGAAATCTACATCTATACCACGGATAGGAGTGCTAGGAATTACAATACTAAACGTATTATTGCTACCTACACCAAGTACAGTGAATGTTGTGTTATATACGTCCTCTGGAGCGTTCAATATAACAATAGTGTCTTCACGTTTGTATCCATGCTCTTGATCAGTCGTAATATTCGCTACAACGCTTCCATCATTCCTTGGTGTGTCTAAAGTCAGTGATACTCCAGTTAATAGCTTCTTAACGTTGTATATGAAGCTTCCGTAGATGGGATCTAGTGAATCGAAGCCTGGTGCTGATGGTGTGGTGACTTTTGAGTCTTGTAGGTAATATTTACCGCCATCTACAATGTCTATTCCTCTTGTACCGCCAAATACCTTTAAACTGATCCTAGATCCGTCTCTATTGCTGTATCCAAAGATCTCATAAGAAGATGTAACCTCAGAACCCGCAATATGGGGAGCTGCCACTGTATCTTGTCTCGCACGAGTACATCCTATAAACTGAGTAACTGTTTTGTCCGTATAATTGATAATTTCATCATCTATACGAATAGCTCCGTTTTGCTCTGGCCAACCAATAGTAGAATCGACTGTTACGACATTATCCGATAAATTGGAGCTTAGATCTTCTCCAAGACTCGTTTTATACGGAGTTGCGAAACTTCCAGATCCATTTTCCGTATCTACATCTAATTCATAGATCTTTCCGTCTTCGGTAAACACCTCAACTACGGATTTTACGTATATACGTGCGGGATTGATATTTGGGTCGTTTGGATCGTTCTCTTGGTATAATACTTCTCCCGTAAGTTCTACAGGGTTTCCGCTTATCGCTGTAGCACGAATAATCTCTCTTACAGTATAGAATGCGTCACTGGGCTTAAATATTCTCTCTTTAGGGTACTCAATAATTGACTCTACGCCAAATAGCACTCTCATCAAGTATTTGAATGACCTTGATGTACCTTTCGCAGCATAAAAGTCCTTAAGACGCTTAGTAACTGTTGATTGTTGTATTTCTGGAGCAAACTTGCTTGGGAATGACTCAGCAAACTGATCTCTGAACCTTTGTAGTAAGAATAGAGGTAAAAGGTTGTTTAGGTTGACTACTGTAGCACCAAAAGCATGAGTAGCTGCTACTGTCTCGGTAAATGTGTACTCTGATAGTGTACCTACCTTAGTAGTCGCATGAAAACCCCTAACACACTCTCTAAACTGTGTTTGGGACTTACTCTTGTAGTATATGATCTCTTCATCTATCATTAAGAGACCTTCACTTGGAAAATCTCTAGTATTTCCTACGTCAATGACTGTTGAGTCTAAAGTGATCCCAGAGGACGCTGTAGTCGACTCTACGAGGTCATTAAGGCGGTCTATGTTATAATATTCATCTAGGTTCTGTATTACATCAACTGGATTACCTTTCAACTCCAGTCCCTGATAGTAATATTTGATAAATTGTACGAAGTCAGGATAATCCTCTACGATGAACTGAGGAATCTGCTCCTCAATTCTATTCGATACCTTAGTTCTTGATTCTGGCGAAACCGACGCATCTATCGGGTCAACTGTAACCTCAGTTGAGGGTGTGACCCACGACGCAACTTTCCACGACGACTGTTCAGCTGGCATTACTAACTATAACTTGATTCTGGTACTACACCTGTTCCAGAAGTATTCGCACCACTGGAAATTTCATCAACTATTACATTTACAACTAGATTATCTATACCTAATGTCAAATAGGTCTCTCTGAGAGAAACTAAGTCATTAGATTCGGGAATCACGGAGAATTGAATGATATTGTCAGTTGAGTTTACAACTTCAGTGATAATAAGGTCGTTAATAGTAACTTCTCCCATAGTGTAGTCAATTACACCCCAGTTACCGCCAACATACTGTTTTGAACCATCCGCGTTCACATAGTAAAGACGAATAGTTCCTAATCCATCATCATTTAAGTAAAATACCTGATTTCCACCATCTGCACGTTTGAAACCATTAGTTTCAAGAGTTGGTGAATCTAATTGTGCGTTAATTCTGTTTCCATAGCAAATTTTGTAATTAAATCTCTGATTAAGAGAAATAGTTACGTTTTTACGCATTTTCACTTTTGTGATGTTAGATGTGATGCTTGGTTCCGCATCATCAATAATTTTTTGAAGTTTAGAGTACTTAAACTTACCGCCAAACTTATTAAACTCAGCAGAAGCGTTTAAAGTCTCCAAAGTTCTGTAAAGGATCTGTTTAATTTCATCCTGATCTCTTCTTGTTGTATTTGGGTTGAAATAAACATAAGAAGAGAGGTCAATGAACAGAACCGATGGATCCATGATCTTTGGTTCTACCGCACCGACTGAATAAGAACGTATTTTCTTCTGTACCGCATCTTTTTCAGATATGGACAGACGATCTGCGTTTTTAGGTTTGATGACAACGATTACTTTACCGTATTCTGGTGGATCTGCTTCTTCACCGCCAAAAGCAACAATAGATTGAACATTAGGATAGATCTGAGGGATAATTGCCTCATAGTCCTTAGTAGTTACTGCTCTACCGAAGCTAGAATAGAATTTAGGAGCAGCATACTTGATAGAATCAATAGATTCCGCTAAAGCACCACCATCAGGAGATGATGTTAGTGTTAAAGTGATACCAGAAGTGATTGGAGTGTTACGAGAGTCCTTTACAGTCCCCGCAAACGAGAATCCAGTCAATCCATTGGACGCAGCACCAGAAGAAGTAGGATATGTGACCTCAATCACATCTCCATTAATTAATGCTTCTCCAAGTATGCCATCACCAAAGACTAACTCAGGTCTTTTGGTCTCTGCCTCCTCTAAAAAGAATATTTTACTTACATTGCTTATTGACGTAATATCTGTTGCTTCCAAATATGCATCAGTGATAGTTCCACGTGTTACTTCTACAGTCATAGCAGAAGTGTCAGCATTAAGGTTGCCTAAAATGAACCTTTGTCTTTCTGACTCTGTTTTTACGAAAGTATCAGTGATGAATATGCCTTCATATGTCTCTACACCTGTAAATGTCGCTTTACCATCAAGTGTGTTGACTGATACGATTAAATCTTTGGGTATGGAGAATACAAAGTTCTCTCCACCCTCTCCATTGAACGAAGCAAAGACCCCTTTATTGATTTGTACTGATTCTGGGTATCCTCTACCATTAGACCCTGTGCCATATATCGTCTGTATGACCACTGAGAAGGTCGCACGGGCACTTCTAGCACTCCTTGGGGTATATCCTATCAGTTTAGCTAACTTTACTACGTTTTCCCTTAGAACTGCAGTGTCTAAGAAGTTTTCGTTAATCGCTAGGTTTGCATTAACCGCAGAATAGTAACTATTATAAGCAAGTACGTCTAAAAGTGTTGACAGAGAGGATCCCTCAAAGTCATAATCACTAAATTCCGACTGTCCTCGTAGATATGCTTTTAATTGTGCCTTAATCTCGTTAAACTCTAACGAGTTGACTTTTGTGAGTGCCATTATCGCTTAAGTATAACTTCTAAGTTGTCAATTACGTTAGGTAGTCCAGTAATCAAATAATATATCTCTACTGCCAAGTCATTATAACGTTCATTGAACTTTGCCTTGACTCTATAACACACAACACGTGGTTCATAGAGGTTTATGATATTTTTGATCTGAGATTCGATAACGGAAGACTGTCCTTCAGCATATAGTTCAAATAATGCACCAGTAATATTCCCACCGTAATTCGGAAGGAATGGTTTCTCATAGAAGTTGTATCGAACAATGTTCTTTACTGCTTCTTTGATAGCATATTCATTTTTTAATGTATTTACGTCGTTGGTTACTGGATTTCGTCTAAATGACAAGTCAAAATCCTTAAACGCTCGACTCGGAAGGGAAGCATTCACGCTCTATACCTACATATTCGACCTCAATGTTTATTTAGACACGTTTTCAAAGGGTTTTCTCTTCTTTCCTAGTCTATCACTTCTTGGATCAGTAATTAAGTACCTACAATACTCATTTCCATGATCATAGAAGTTATCTGACATGTCAACGGGGATATTTGCGTTCCTTTTTCCGTCTACAATTCTATTTGCCTTGGCCACGATACTTTTTTCTCCTAGCGTTTCGG